TAGCTCCAAGTGAAAAGAAAGCTAGTATTATTATGGGAGAAGTTATTGAATTTGCTACACAGAATAAAGTGGTAGCAAGTCAACTAGAGTTAGACAGCACTAATACTTTAGATAGATTAAGAAGAGAAAGAAGTAAAAGACAGATAACATTTAAAAATGGTGGTGGAGTTCAAACATTAACATTAGATGCAAGAAATCAGAAGAATGCTTTTAAATCAGCGATGGGATTTGGCTCAAAGAATATTATAGCAGATGAAGCAGGATTGATTGATGACCCGCTATGGTCAACAGTAATGAGAATGATTGGAGGAGACTTTAAAGATGAAAAGAGAAGGAAGATATTGATAAAAATAGGAAATCCGTTTTTTAGAAATCATTTTTATCGTTCAAGTAATGATGAAAGATATTTAAGGATTAAGCATAATTATTTAGATAGCATTAATGATTATAATAATGGCTATTATGGATATAATCCAGAATATATAGAAGAAATGAGAGAAGAAGCTTTTTTTGATGTATTCTATGAGTGCGAATTTCCAAAGGAAGATTTAATAGATGATAAAGGGTTTAGGCAATTAATAACAACTAATGATTTACATATATCAGAAGAAGGAAAAGTTAAGGCTATTGGCAATTTATTAAAAGTAGGAGTTGATATAGGTGGAGGAGGTGATTATAATACATATATTGGTCGCTGGCAGAATATAGGTAAGGTTTTATACAAAGTGAAATCGGATGACACTATGGGCAACGTGGGGACAATAAGGGAGTTGTTGGAGACATATCCAGAGTTGAATGATAGTGATATTAACATTGATGATATTGGAATAGGTAGAGGAGTTAGAGATAGATGTCACGAACTTGGAATAATGGTAACAGGAGTAGCAGCTGGCTCTACTGAGAATGTTGATACTTTAAAATATGCTAATATAAAAGCACAATGCTCTTGGTTGACTAGACAATGGGTAAGACAAGGAAAGTATTTAGAAGAGTATAAGTTGAATTACAAATCAGTATGGGAGCAATGTTTATGGATAAAGTATAAAACAAATAGCGATAAGCAGTTAATTATAGAGCCTAAAATAGAGTTAAAAAAGAAAAAAGGTAAGTCACCAGATTTTTATGAGGGATTAATGCTATCATTTTATGAGCCACCATATATAGGATTTTAAAAATAAAACTATGCTAAATGACCTCAATTTAATAAAAGCTGATGAATTAGGAGCTTTTGAGTTGATAGGAAGCCAAGTTAATTTATTATTTAAAAAAGCTGAGTATGTTGAGAGTAAAGAGAAGCATTATGAAATATTTGAATATTTATTAGAGAGTAAACTTATTAAGATGTATTGTGAATGCTCCGATGAAAGAATAACGCCTGAAGTATTAGCAAGAACATATTATAAAATATTAATTAAGAAAAATTTAATATGAAAAAAGTAAACAAAATAGACCAACATAATACATTGAATATAAATGACGTTAGATGGTATAGTAGTATTAAGAATAAGATAGAAAGCTTAGACTCCGGCTATGGAACTATAAGTGTGGTATTGAAAGTTAAATCAAGTAAGATAGTTGGTATTGAATATATTACAAAAGAGAACGAGAATATTGGATAGTTTGCCTCTGGTTTTAACAGACCTCTAGTTAAAGATAATGTGGTTTTTCTCATAGGTTATCCACCTTATTACTAGAGGCAAGCTAATCAAGAAGTTATGAACAAGCAATAATAAAAAGAGGTTTACATTTTTTTAATAATAGATTATAATATAATCAGATTAAATTATATATTATTTATTAGTTAGTTTACTAGCGGAAGAACCGTTATTTGAAGACTTACAACTCTTTAGATAGCGGTTTTTTATTAACAACATTATGAACATATTTAAAAAAGTTAAAAGTTATATAACAAAATCAAGTAGTGAAGTTGGTGTTTTATATCAAAGCACTAATTTAAAATCAAGCAATAAGAGCTGGAAGGCTATTGATTTTTTTAATGCTTATGAGCAAAGTATTTATTTTTCTAAGGCGATAGACAAGAGAGCTGAAAAAGTAGGTGAAATAGAATGGAAATTAACTAAAGAAGGAAAAGAAGGAGATACTGTAGAGGACCACGATTTTTTGAATTTACTTAATAATCCAAATCCTTTATATGCTTCAGGAAGTGAGTTTTGGAAGATGTGGCAGAAGTATTATGATTTAGCTGGTGTTAGTTATTTACATATAGATACTGAAGTAGATTTCTTACAAGAACTTAATAGGGCAACATATAATTATAAAAATACAAAGTTATGGTTATTAGAGCCGACCAATGTAGAAGTAATAGTTGACGCTACTACAAAGAAGATAATAAAATATAAATATACAGACCCAACAACAGGAAACGCAAGAGAAATAGACGCTAGTCAAGTTATTAGAACATATAATCACAACTTAAAAAATCAGTTAACAGAGTCAATAACAGTAGTTTCGGGAAGTAAGACTATTTATATTGATAATGAATTATCAACATATCAATCAAATGTATTAGATAATGGAGGAAGTATTGATGGAGTAATGAGTTTTGAGGGCAATATATCAAAACCTCAATTAGATGATATTAAAGTTAGTTATGAGAAGGAATATGCAGATGCTAAAAAAGCTAAGCGCCCATTATTCTTAGGAGGTAAAGCTAAGTATGAAAGAACGGGCTTTAGTCCTGAAGAGTTAAGTTATGTAAATTCAAAGAAGCTAACATTAAGTGATATTGTTATTTTAACAGGAGTCCCAAAGATATTACTTGGTGCTGTTGATGATATTAAATACTCAAATGCTCAAGAGAGCGTAAAGGTATTTTTAAGTGAAACAGTTAGACCACTGCTTAAAAATTTATTGGAAGCTATATCAAGTAAGGAAGGGTTTGTGCCAAAAGGTTTTATTGTTAGTTATAAGAATATAATAAAAGAAGACGCTGAAATGGTATTAAAAAGAATAGATAACGGAACGGCTAACCATTATTTAACAATAAATGAAAAGAGAGAAATGAGTGGATTAGATTTATTACCGGGCAAAGAAGGAGATAAAATACTAGTGCCATTTAACTTAGTTGATTTAAATGAATTAGATAATAAAGAAGACGATAGTGAAAAGAAGAGTTTTGAAAAAAAAGAAGAAACTGAAAAGAAGTTTGAGCATCCATTAAGAAACAAAAGTTTTAGAAAGATGTATGGTAAATATAAAGTTCTAAAAGAAGTAAAGAATGAAGAGTTTTTTAAAAAAGAATTGAATAAATACTTTGATAAACAAAAAGACAGGTTGCTAGGTGATATTAAGTCAATAAAGAAAAGTAATAAAAAGTATAAGAATTTAATTGATGAAAGTTTTAATCAGAATATAGAAGTAAAGATTGCTAATGACCACTTTTTACCAATGTTAACAGATTTCTTATTAGCCTCTGGAACTGATACTTATAATCTAATGGGCGGAGATTTCAATTTTAGTTTAAGTGCTAATGTAGCAAGTTGGTTAGATAAAAAGACTGATGTATTTGCTAAACAGATTAATGACACAACTTTTAAAAAATTAAAATCAGAGATGGCAGAAAGTTTAGCTAATGAAGAAACTAGAGCACAATTAGTTAAAAGAATTGAGAATACTTATGGAGATATAAGCAAATCAAGAGCAAGCACAATAGCAAGAACAGAGGTTGGAGGTGTAATGACTAAAGGAACTTATGAAGCATACGAACAAATGGATATACCAATTAAGATATGGGTAGCAGTAAATGATAGTAATACAAGGTCTTCACACGCTAGCCAAGACGGAGAAGAAAGACCATTAAAAACTCCATTCTCAAATGGCTTACAATTCCCAAGAGAAGCTGGAGGTCCAGCTGGTGCCGTAATTAATTGTCGCTGTCAAGTGTAGATTTTCCACTCAATTGTTTAAGTCAAATATAAATTAAAATAAATAACAACATATAATATAACAATATGCTAAAGAAGATAACAAAATTATTCAACATAGAAACAAAAAGTGTTGATAAGGAAAACAAAACACTTGAAGCTATATTTTCATCTCAAAAAGAAGATAGACACGGAGATGTGGTAATTCAAGAAGGTTGGGATTTAAAAAACTTCAAAAAAAACCCAGTAATTATAAACAGCCACAATCATAATGATGCTACTGAAGTGGTTGGTAAAGTAGAGAAAGGAACTTTAAAAATAGAGAAAGGAAAGCTAACTGGTAAGATTAAGTTTGCAGTAAACGAAAATCCTAAAGCTAAAATCATATTTGATTTATATGCTGGTGGTTATTTAAACGCTTTTAGTGTAGGTTTTTTAGCAAATGAATATGATGAAAAAGACTTTGGTAAAATCACAAAAGCAGAGTTATTAGAAGTAAGTGCTGTGTCTGTGCCAGCTAATGCTTTTGCTTTAGCTAAAAAGAAAGGCATAGAAGTTGATAAACTAAGCGACAAAGAATATGAAAAACCAAACGAGGATAATGATGAATATAAAAAAGTTAAAAAATCAGATGCCAAGAGTGGCAAAAACAAAGATGGTAAAGAAAAACGGAAAGAAGATAAAACAAATAAAGATGTCGGAAACAGAGGAATACAAGGAGATGACAAAAAGAAACAAAAGGAAAAAGAAGACAAAGTAAAAGTATTATTAAAAAGAGTTGAAGCAATGGAAGGACTAATTGCTGGTATGAATATAAAGAAAAAAGAAATTAAAGAGAAAAAAGAAGTAATTAGAGTAGAAAAGAGCAAGGAAGAAAGAATGAAAGAGATAATTAATAAATATAAAAATAATA